TAATCCGTCGTAATCCTGAACGGGAAGCCGACAGCATAGGTGTTGATGTAGGTATCAGGCTTCCGTACACCAGTGCGCGGCCACTGCATTGCTTGCGTATCAGTTGCCCTTGCACCTAGGTAACGCTCACGGTCAAGGCGTTGTGCAGCCGTGTAAAGCGCACGATTCTTCTGGTCATCAGTAGCTGAAGCCCATGCAGTCACATCGCCGTCTTCAACCAAACCATCGATGATGGCATTGGCATCACTCAGCGTCAGGTAACTGTTTGCGTTTGCTCCGCCAATTGAGGCGTCAAGGACAATGGCCATGTCTTGTCTCTAATGCCGCCACAAGCTGTTTTAACTCTTCCAGTGTAGCGTCCGACTTGATCCTATTTGCTCGCGCCGAAATTACCCATATATTGTCTGGCGTGTAACCTTTGGACGAGTCAATCCGATCAAGGCTTGGCGATGCGTCCCAGTAATAGCGATCAGAAGGCTTCAAACGAATTCCTAGGACCGGACACACGTCAACCATTGCGTCATAAACATCTTGCGGAGTAATCGTAAAATCCATGTTTTTATTTCTTGACCTATCCCTAGCGCTTTTCCAAAGTGCGTACCAAGGTGTTTTGTGTTTCTGGTCAAGGCTATATCCTTTTGGCCAACCAACTCCATAGCCATGTTTAACTCTCCCGCAGCCGCAACCTCGGTTTTTGCCGCGCAAATTAGTTGACATCACTTCAACAGTTGCGCCGCAGTCACACTTGCAGATGAATTTTCTAATTACTGCTTTGACGTAGCCATTTGGCTTGTATGTCCTGTAACGCTCGCCTTCGCCAATGATTACAAGCTTCCCATGGCGCTGACCAATAAACTCTTCAATTGGCCTTGGCTTGCCCATTGCTTTTCGGCTGCGATAACTGTTTTATCTTACTGCGCCGCCTTGGCTTTGTACTGGTATCTTTGGATGGTGACGTTTCATTAGAAAGAGAGGCCGCTGCCGAAGCAGCAGCCTCACGTTCACGCAATCGTCGGAATGCGTACAGACCCATCAGGATGCTGCAGACTTGATCACCACATAGTTCAGCACAAGTGCTTCACCGGCAGTGGTGCCGACATTGGAAAGGGTCACATCAAAAGACCCAGCAGCAACAGCACTGACACTGGCAATGTAAGTACCAGTGGAAGCGCCAGACTGCACGCAAACTGCAACCACATCAGTGGCAGCAACCTTGTCAGAGGTAACGGTGAAGGAAACTTCAGCGCCACCTGCAAGGGATGCGTTGTGAGTAGTGACTTGACCGCAAGGCTGGTTCAGAGTCACGCCAGTGGATTTGCTGGTTGCTTGGGTAACGGCACCGCCAGAGACGTAACCGATAGCCTTGCCAGCAGACACTTCAAATTGAGAAGCCATGATTAGTTACCTCCTCAGTCCATGTTAGAAGTGTTGGTCACGCGCACGATACCAAGGTTCTTGGTTTCGTACACTTTCGACCAGTTGCCAACTGTTTCCAATGTAGAACGGCTAGGGTTCACATCAGAAGCAGTCCAACGGCTACCAACTGGGTGATAGCAGTAGTGAAGGTCGATTGACATGGCATCACTCTTAGCGAGGATGTCACGGTCAGTTTCGGTTTGCAGTGCAAGCTGCTCACCGGAAGCAACAGCGCCTTGGGTGAAGAAGTAAGTGGCGTATTCGGTGGTAGCACCGGAGCCAGCAGTCTGCACATCATCCGAAACAATCACACGCAGACCCATGAAGGTCGGCACGCTGACTTGACCGAATGCGTTCGCGGTAGAACCGGAATCAGCAGCGGTGTCACCAGCACCAGTGTTGTCATAGATGAAGTCGATTGCACGACGCTCAACAAGGTCGTAGTAAACCTTGCTGTGAACGCACATTGCAGTCAGCTTTTCACCCTGATCACCCAGCAGAGACTTGGCCTCAGCAACGTGACGTGGGGACAGCACAGTTGGGGTGTCGCCGGACTCACCATCAATGGTCAGTGGGAAGAACGCAGCAGAAGAGCTGGTAGAACCCAAAGAACCAAAGACACCGGCCAAGCAGGACAGCAGATCCTTTTGGCGCTGGTTGGCAACGTAGTCAGCAACCTTGGCACCGATTGCAGCCATCGGATCACTACCAGCAGCAAGTGCGGCCAGATCACGGGCTTCAAACGCACGACCACGATGCAGGATGACGCCAGTTTGACGATCAGCAGTGATCTTGCCAGGAGTCAGTGAAGTGCTGTCAGACAGAACTTCAAAGTCACCAGTCAGGTTTGCCTTGTAGAAAGGAACGTTGATAAAGTCACCGCCCTCAGTGGCATTCAGCTCCGCCATTGGTTGAACCACACCAGATGCCAAGAAGGCATCACGCTGGGTGGTTTGTTCAATAACGTAAGGAGTAAATACCTCGGGGACGATGATGTCGCTACGGAGAGTAGCCATCGTTGGATACCGAAAGGGGTTTACAGTTTGGGCGTAACCCGATATGGCTCAGCGTAGCTTTGCCGTAGTTTTATATTAACGCCCAGCCGCTGCTTTCATCCGATCGTATAGATCACGATCAGTGCGGAACAGACGTGATTGTTCAGTCAGGTTGAAGTTATCAGGGCTGAATGGATTTTTCATTCCTGCTGGAACTTCACCAGTGCTGCGACCTGATGGTGCACCAGAACCTTGTGGCTTCGGTGCTTTCTGCATCCACTCGGGCAATGATGCCTTGGCCCAATCAGCAACAGGCTTGCGCTCATAACCATCAACGACAACAACAGTGCCATCGGCTTCACGCTCAATTTTGTCGGCTGACAGCTTGGTTTTAAGCACCAAGTCAGGATCATGCACAATATCGGCCAGTGCAGAAACAGCAGGGCTGATCAGCTCCAGTTCACGAACCTTTGCTTCAAGTTCTGCAATGCGCTGGTCCTTTTCCGCCGACGCCTCACGGAACTGCTGCTCCAGAGCCTGTCGTGCTTCGGTGTACTTTCCTTCGGATTCAAGTTTTGACTGCTCTGCTTGTCGCTTGAAGTCCAGCAGTTCCTGAATATCCACCCCATCGGGCACCGCCTTTGCTTTCTTGAGTTTGCCGATCAGCTCATGGTTTTTACGCTCAAGAGCTTCAATGCTGCTTTTCAGTGCTTCGGCTTCTGTGTTGCTGGCTACATCAGGTGATGTAGGCTCTTGATTCTGTTCTTCAGGCATTGTTAACCAATAAGGCTAATTTGCTTTCACACTATAACTATCCCTACCATTTCTCCTTGGCTGCCCAGAATGCTGCTGACATCTTGCCTTTGGCGATGTTCTTGGCGTGACGTGCCATGAATGATGCACGACGTGCCTTGGCTGCTTTTGATTCACCTTGTCGTGGTGGTGAGCCTGATACACCTTGCTGCCCAAAACGGATCAGCTTGATTTTGTCGCCTTCTTTGGCGAGTACCGCGTGAGACTTAGTTGGGTGGTTTGGCGTGCGCTTTGGTTTGTTGTAACCAGCGAAGGTCTCGCCACGGTACTCGATGCTCATGATCGTTTCGGTGCCTTGCGGAGTTGTGACTGACGCTTGAGCACTGGATTGCCGGTTGATTCAGATTTGATCCGAATCACAGGATCATCCTTGCTGCCGACGCGGGTTACGGTGCCGCCGTTTGGAGTATTGATCGTGGCGCGTTTGCCGCCAATACTTGTGATGACGCCATAGGTGCGCTTGCCTTGATAGGTCCAGCTAACACGATCGCCGCGTTTCATTTTTTCTTGCCTCCTTTTTTGGTCATTGGTTTTTGAGGCTTTTTAGGGCCTTTGTTGTAACCAGGCATGATGCAGAAGCCGCTGAACTTAGTCTAGTTTGCCGTAACGCCTGCGTAAGTCTTGCAGCGTAAGTTCTGAGCCATCGTCACGAACAAGTTTTGCTATTGCATCTTTTGGGCCATGTTTACGCGCAAGACGATCAAAGTATCTTGCCTTTTCCTTGCCTAGGGCTTCAATTTTGCGTGCTTTATTTTCTGGGCGGGCTAACCATTGCCCGTAGCTTTGATCTGCTGGCACCATGCCGCCTGCTGCTGCACGTTTACCTGCTGGTGGTGGGTCAAAACCTAATCCTTTGTAGTCAACTACAGCAACCGTCGTACTGCGGCAGTTGAAGTGTTGCGGTGGCTTCGGACCCTTGCCATATTCAAATTCTCTGCCATCCAATGCACGACAAATGGCAGAAGTACGAGTATCAAGCGTTGCGACATAACGGTATTTTTTTGTGATGTCTTGGTTGGCTTCATAGACTTGCTGTGATGCAGCGTTAGCAACCTGATTGATGCTAGTGCGGACAAGGGTGATGACCTGATGGTTTGCTGCTTTGGTCAACTCACCACCTGCAAGCTGTATTTGTTTTACAGATTTTGCGCGCTGCCCAAACTTTAGTTGAATATCACCACGACGCTGAAGCCGTCCGGTTAATCTACGCGCAATGTCTTGTGTTGTCTCACCAGTCAATAATCCTTGGCGTACAACCTGCGCGAATCGTTCAGCTTGATCTTCTGCAATACCACGAAATGCCTTCTCAACGATTTTGCCGTTTGGTAGCGTGATTGTTGCACCTTGAGCAGCAGTCAGGCTAAATGTCTGTGGTGCACCCTGCACTGCAGCAAATAAATCATCCGACAGTGTGACTACATTGATCTGCGTTGGATCGGTGGTGACGACGGCTTGAGCAAACTGCGGGCTGATCTCAACGCTTTGCACAATGTTACGGCTGCCGCGTGGTAATACCTTTTTGAGTTGTTCTTCTACAAATTCAGATTGCAATTCCGCTAAGCCCTGCAGTGCCAATGCTGTTAGTTCAGTGCTGTCGCCTGCCCATGTTGCCAATGATTCCTTAAGTTGCGCTAGAATTGATCGCAGTCGTGCAGCCTTGAATGATTCGTCAAGGTCTTCAATTGTACGCAGTTGATTGACAGCATCTAAAATAATATCGTTATATGAGTTAATTACCCTGCGGGCAACACTGTTGCTATAGCGATTCAAATCAATCGCATTGCGATACAACGCCTCTGGTGTGCTCATTCTTCATCCAGTCCCAGATGCTCTGGATCATAAGGGCAGATCATTGAAATATCAGCACCGCCAAGCATTGCTTGCTTTGCGACCTCTACAAAAGCCTCAATCGTGTCAACACCTTCATCGATTAACTTTGCTTCATCAACTTGCACGATTTTACCATCATCGTCGCGCCATTCCATTCTTACAACAGCAAAATATCGATTAGGCAACTCCTGCTGCACATAGTGAAAAATGCGCTTTTCCGACGTGTCCGATTCCATGACCCGTTGGCAGCTACCACCATCATGCCGCATCATCATCGATCACTGTGTCTTCTTCTGCCGGTACTGGTGCTGGTGTAGGCGTAGCCTCCATCAACCCACCGTTTTGCGTTGCATCCAGTTCTTCCTCTACATCAAAATCATCACCAAGCACTTCGCCTTCTGATAGCTGCATCAGCAGCGTTTCTTGCGTGATCGTGCCTGCGGTGTAAAGCTGCAGCAGTGCTTGGATTTCTTGCGGCTCCAGTCTGGTGCCAAGGAAATCACGGTTGACGTAGCAGCTACCTGGTTGCCGATCACCAAGATACTGCGCGTGATACTGCAGGCAGTTGTCGATCATGTCCTGCATGTTCTGAGCGATCACCATCATGGTTGAGTCGCCTTGGCTGCGGTCTAATCGTTTGGCTTCTGCGGTTTCAGCAGACAGCTTCTGACCAAGCACAGCGGACAGACCCAGTTCATTGATCTGCTTTTCAATTTGATCTAGCCGTTGGAACTGCGATGCAAACGCATCAGATGATGGGGCAATATATTCGGCACGTCCATCAGCGGGGAATGCGATCGCTTCACCAGGACCAGCCGATACCTCTTCAGCAGCAGACGGGAAGCCATAGAACGCAAGCATCGGTACTGCTGAGATGTGCAGTTGATTATCAAGGTCCGATTGGATTTGATACGCCTTGAGGTTTAGGTTGGCAATGTCCTCCAGTGGTGGGCGTGATTCAAAGGTGTTTACACGATTGGAATATGCGACAGCAAATGGGATGCGATCAAGGCTTGTGCGACCTTCATCAACGATGCGGAAGTCACCTTTCTTTTCATCGCGTTGGAATAGCTTGAACTCACCAGGCGACAACACACGGATCTGCTGCACTTCTTTTTCGCCGTAGTCACCATCAGGCACGATGATGGATTCTGATAACCGAAGCTGCATTAGCTTTTGTTCACCGTCAATAATTTCAGTACGCCAGCCAAGGATGTCGCGTGGTGTGTATGAAGTCCAGTAAGGTCTACCACCATCACGCGGTGCATC